ACGTTAGCCGTTCCGCAAAGATTTCTCTTTTGACTTCCGCGCTCCCTTTCTTAATTTCACTCAGGCGAACCATGTACGGAGCCAAGTCAATTACCTCTCGCGGTTTCTTAGTCTTCTTCTCTTGCTCTTTGTTCAGCTTCTCAATCTCGTCAACAAGCTCTGCGTGTTGTCGCGCCAATGCTTCGAGTCTTTGAATCGATGGCGCCAACCGTTCCTGAAGGACATCGTCATAGTCAGGGACTAAAGCGTCCAGATTGATCTTGAGCGTGACCTTTTCGCCACTGCGCTCGAAGACTTCCGTAACTATGTTTTCGCTGAAAGTGGAAAGTTCCATACTTAAAGTGCTGTCAGAGTCGTAATCAATTCAATCTCGAATGCCTTGTTGCCATAAGTCGAGTTGTACTGCGGTAAAAGCGTAAACTCGTAGCCATACACACCATCATAGTCAGTCGAGACTGTCCCGATGACCTGTGCGGCAAAGTCCACCTTGAGCGTGTAATAAGTCGACCCTTCAATCAATGGCCCTGTAATCAGGAACCGGATGAGCTTGTAGGGATTCGACGCTGCAATCACCGCGTCATAAAGAGTGCGGGCCTGTGAATCGAACTCCATACCAAACATCGCCGCTACGGTCGGGACAACTTCAACCGTGTCCACGAAGGATTGATAAGTAGTGTTCAACACCCAATTAGGAGCCTGAATGTTTGAGATGTTGAATGTAGCAACTTTCGCTGATGCTACTTTGGTCGTGCCAATCGTTCCCCCGATAGCGTCCATGTAGACATCAACGCCGCGAGCTGTGCCTGGTAGTTGAGCAATCGTCGCTGGAGTGCTGGAAAGAGACGCTGTCGTCGGAGTGCGCCCTATCACACTCCCTGAGATCGTTGCGCCCGAGTCGGAGTAATTCAACCCGAACTCTGTCAGGAGGCAATAAACCATCTGCAACGCCGCCGTTGAATCGCCTTCCTGAATCGTGAGCGTCTTGAAAGCGTTTGCTCCAGTAGCTAGGGCGGTGAACAGCCACTTGCGGGCTAACGTCGCACCACCTGGAGTCGTAATAACTGGCTCAACAATAGTCGAGAGGGGATAGACGATCTCCGTGAAGTTCATCGGCCCATCGAGCGTACCACCACCGAAGTCGTGCACTATCGGTGCCGCTGTCGGTAACTTGAATCCCTGCGCTCGAAACTGCTGTACGTCGATAGTTCGAGACAACTGGAGATTCATTGTGGGCAGTACTTTGTTGGCTGATACACCAGTACCTTTAGTGACTTCAACTCCCACCTGAACTGATCTGTTTACTGTGGCTCTACCGATGGCACACCTCCCTTACCCTTTGGCGGTTTCTTTTGTTGCCGGCGCTGAAACCGGAGTCAAGATGATTTGTGCGTCGTAAAGGCCGGACTCGGCTGACTCAGGTGGTAGATGTAACAGCGTATTGACTTCCACTGCATCGCCTGAGTTAGACGTGAGCCAAACTTCGGTGTCATGCGCTTGCTTGACCACTCTTGCGTTTAGTTTGAAAGTTGCCTTCATGTTGATGTCCCTATCCAAAGACGGTAGATTCCGCCCAAGTTGTGAAACCTTCTGCCTGTTGCTGAGTCTTCTTCTGTCCGGTCAACCGGTTGCTCTCTCCGAGACGTGAAATACCAATCGCCGCTGAGTTCGTACCGAGCGACCTGAAGCACATCGTCAATGCGCTTCTCAACCAGCCGGACACTTGTAGTTGGGTGTCCTTCGCAAACCACGCGAACTTGAAATAATGGCTCGGAAAAGAGTCGCGCTGTACCAAGTGCGTCAACGTCCGTCCCTCCGAGATAGTTGTAGATGATGTAAGGAAAGATGCGCTCTGGTAGCGTGCGCGGGTTGTAATCAGCATAGACGCAAGTGCTAACCGCTGCCAGAATGTCGGCGTTAGCAATGAGCGAATCATAGATCCACTTTTTAGCTTGTTGAATTTCAGAAACATTGCCCACACTATTTCAGCACCCTCAATAACGCATTGTTTACTTGTCTTCTGGCTGACTCAAAAGCTGGAATGAAGAATGGCTGCGCGTCCATGTTCACTGTCCCAAGTTCGACAAATGCGGAGTAATCAGCCTCAGATTCATAAGTCGATCGGAGATTGTCAGCGGTCGCTATCTCAGTCTGTGAAATGTGATCTCGCATGTAACCCGACAATACCGGAGCTAATTGCTGCGCTAGGCTGACACCTGACTCTGCGCCTTCGTTCAGGACGGGCGCGATGTTCTCTCGCACCTGTCGTGATAGGGCAGCGGCATTAAATCCTGTTCTGTGAATCGTGACGCTCATTGTCTTAACTTTGCACTAATCGTTAGTAATACTTCGTTGGATTCGTCCAACCGTCTTGGATCTTCAAAGGTCAACGCTGGCTTGTCGTCTCGCGCATCTACCACAATCTCCCAACCTGGACCAATGTCGTGAACTACGGCCTCATCCAGCTTTAGAAAGAGCTTGTGTCTCGTTACACCCGACTGTGACCCACCTATCACTACCAAAGTCGAGTCTGATTGCGACTCGTACAAGCAAGGAACATCGGTAGCCACGTCATCAAAGTCTTCTGCTTCCCCGCCGTATCCGTCATTCGACCCTGCCGACTTGCTTTTGACCGTGCAAGTGTCGGGAAGGAAATCACCGACTAACTCTCTCGCTGATGCAATTAACTGTGCGGGTGTCATGCGAGCACGTTTACGATTCTTAGACCTTTCAAATATCTCAAAGCGTCAACAGGTAATCCGGTGTTGCTGTCTACCGACCAACTACCTCCACTGCTCGAATACTTCACCTTGACGGAACTCCCAATCTGCATCTCACTTACCGCGCCTGCTGCCGCCGCACTCGTCGCTGCTTCCTGCGATAACCATAGAGCCAATTCGCATTGAGCCTTTTGTAGCTTGGGCGGGATTTCATCATCATCAAAATCGACTTCATAAAGATCGTTACTAATGCGCGGCCACTCAAGAGCCTGTTCGTCGGTTGCCCTGTCGCCTATCCAATCGAGAGTGTCGAGTAGCACTGCCGCGTGAAGGAGTGACGCTTCTGGGTCGTACACATCGTTCCACTCGCTATCTTTGGTCGTGTGGAAAAAGTAAGCGTCCGCGTCTTCCAGCGATATGTAAGAGTTAGCGTCATCCGCTCCTGGTGTTTCCTCTATCGGCATTTTTCTTGACCCGTCTGTAGGCTGCTGTCGAGCGATTCTCGCGAAACATTCTTACTTCCAATTTCCCATTACGTTCGCGCCATTCCACTGTGTGCGTTAAGTCGCAGTCACAACAGATCCAGCGTTCACTTCTTGCCCACTCCAGCCATTCACCCTCTAAGACCTGCTGAACCTTACGTTGGGCCACTACTCGTTACTTCTTCTTAGCTACGGGCTTTGGTTCAGCCTTCGGTTCAGGCTTCGGTGCTTCCTTAGCTCCCACTGGACCCGCTTTGTCAGCCGGTTCTTTAGAAACCACGTCTGCTCCGACTGTCCCGTCAGTGGTCGGCTTCAACTCAGGTTCAGTTGTGCCTGGGCGATAGTGATAGAGTTCTGGATTGCTCTCGTATGTTGGTTGATTCCCCACTTTGATCTCCTTCTTACCCTGTCCTACAGTAATCAACGTAGTCTTGGGGGCTTCTTTGTTAATCGTTAGCATTACATCAATGTCCAGACTGGAACGTAGATACTCCCAGTGTTGAAATAAAGATTGTTGTTTGTCGTATCCACCACCACTGCGCTGTAGTCGGCACCCCGGTAATCACCCTTGACTCCTGCCGTTGTGTCGTTGGAGGTCGCGTCCTCGGTAAGACCGTCAGAAGTGTCGTCAGCGTAGGCAATGTTCAAAGTGGCATCATTCGCCGCCGACTTGATCGCGGTCAGAATCAGATTCGCCACACTCGATGAAGCCACGTAATGCGCCGCTACCGCCGCGTTCGCGTTAAGCGCTGCTGCCGCCTTCGCTGCCACGAGTGTTGCCGTGTCATCGAGCGCAACTGCGACACTGACAGCCAGTGGTGAGCCTGTGACAAGGGCAGAAGTGATCGTGAAGGTCGCATTACCCGCAGTGGTAATTGTTCCCACGACCACCGCAGTTTCGACTTGAGCAACGCCCGTTGTCGGCACTCCCGCTTTTGTAAGTGCTCCAGCTAAATTAGCCATCTAACGCGCTCCTTACACAACGTGAAAATCAATTGAGACAACCGCCGTGCCTGTTCCGGTAGCGAAAGCAGCAGTCGCGTTTGTAATCACAATTGCAGCATTGGCCACAGGGGTCAGAGATGCCTCGATACCTCGAACATTGGCGAACTCTGTAGCAGCACCAGCAGTATCGACAACAGCCTCTGCTACGTCTGCCGTGACCTTTGCTCCTGATGCGTCGGTGTACCTGAACTCCACTGCTCCACCGCCTGTAAAGGCTGTGGCAGTGCGGACCATCTTGAAAGTAATGTTATCAACGATGATCACCCTGCCAGCTCCAGGCGCGGCAATCAGCGACACAGGAGTCGTCCCCATTGCAATAATTTGGGCTGCGGTTAGGGCTATGTGAGCCGATCCTGATCCGCCTGGGAATACTCCGGTCCCTTGACCATCAAACTCTCCACCTGATAATTGACCCATTT